TATTGACCCGCCGTGGAACCTTATAAACGTCAAGACGTTCTACACCAAAGCTAACAAGGTGTATACCGAGGGCGGGTTTGACGTTTTCATGGGGCGCATATTTCATATCCTTAGAGAGCTTACAACAAAAGGACAGCTCGAGGTTGCGCTTGTGGAAATGGGGAAGCAGTACGTTGACGTATTCGCAGAGGGGATTAGGCAGATTTTCGGCAACGTGCGGGTCTACGAAAGCAAGTATTATAACAAATACCTGTGCTTTATTATACAGGGGTGGAAACACGCGGGCGCTTTTGTGGACATTCCCGACGAACGAAAAGACGAGCTCAAAATGATTGACGATTATATCAGAATTCGTAATCAGAGCGGGAAGCATACGATTTTGGATTTTTGTAATGGCCGAGGGGCAACGTCCAGAACGGCTTACAAATACGGGATGTCGTTTATTTGCACAGAGTTTAATATTAACCGGTTTGCGGTGGCAGTTGAAGATTTAATGAAGATGGGCGCAACCGTTAAGGGAGTGACGGCGCGTTGAGGGTAGAGCTAAATCGCGCTTTTATTAAGGAGTTTTGCGGGTATATCGAAAACGGGATTACTCAGCGAGATGCTGCGCTTATGTGCGGCATCTCCGAAGCCTGTTTATACAAGTGGTTAGGGCGCGGGAAACAGGAAATCGAGCTTGGCATTGATGCAGAGGATAGCATTTATGTCGAGTTGGTTGAGTCCTTAAAAAGGTCTGAGCCTAAATTTAAAGCATACCACATACAGCAGATTCACAAAGCAAGCAGGGATTTAAAACAGTGGCAAGCCAGCGCATGGTTGTTAGAACGGAAATATCCCCGCGAGTTTGGCAAGGTGGATAGGAACGCGGTACAGGCTGAAGATGACAACGGACAGCTCGGGGAGCTTGCAAAACTGTTCAAACAGCGTGAAGAAGCGCGGGCAAAGGGGGAGCTTGACAAATGAACGGAGAAACTTTGAATTTTTCTCCGAAGCAGTTTGATTTTTTGGAAACGCCACTTCGGCGTTTGAATATTCTTAGTGGAAGTGTACGCTCGGGAAAAACGTTCGTGAGCTTGTGGAAATGGGCGCTTTGGATTTTAACGCAACCGAAAGACCGCGAATTTATAATGATTGGCAAGAACTTGTCCACGCTCAAGCGTAACTGTTTAAATTTGCTTGAATCTATGGTTGGGAAGAACAATTTTCGATGGAGTACAAGTTCGAAAACGGCATGGCTGTTTGGTCGGTTGGTGCATCTAGAGGGAGCGAACGACGAACGGGCAGAGAACAAGATTCGAGGAATGACGCTTGCAGGGGCGTATTGCGACGAAGCTACACTGTATCCAGAGAGCTTCTGGGTAATGCTTTTAACCCGTTTAAGCGATGGCGACGGATGCTTAATTGCAACGACTAACCCCGACCACCCAAACCACTATCTCAAGACGAAATATATTGACAACAAGGAGCTTGATATTGCGGTTTGGGAGTTTTATTTGGACGACAACATATTTTTGCAACCAAGCTATATAGAGAATATCAAGAAGGAGTTTAAGGGCGTATACTTCCAGAGGTTCATTCTCGGGTTATGGGTACGGGCAGAGGGGCTTGTGTTTGAAACGTATGCTGAGAATCCTGATGCGTTCTTTATAAGCGAAAACGAGATTCCCGACGATTTGGAGTTTATAACAATCGGCACGGACTTCGGCGGGAACAAATCGAGAACAGTTTTTGTGGCAACAGGGTTCACAAAAGATTGGAGGAACGTCATAGTTTTAGCAGATTTTAGAATACCGGGCGAGAAAGGAACGATTGATGCTAATATAGTTAACAAGTATTATGTGAGCTTTCTAAAGGACGTTCAGCAGAGATTCGGTAAAAGGGTGGTAAACGGAAAGACGGTTTATATCCCGATTAAATACAGCTTCGCAGACAGCGCAGAGCAGTATTTAATAACGGGCATGAAGTCAGCGGCAATAGCGGCGAAAGTAACGCCCCCAATGGATAGCATGAAAAAAGCTATTAACGACCGCATATTTTTCTTGAACAGGCTCATAGCTAGTGATAGATTGAAGATAGTGCGGGGCTGTAAAGTTGTACCAGAGAGCTTGGCGGGTCTTGTGTGGGATTCGGACGAGGACAAAGATGTATTGCTAGATATACCAGGCGAGACACCGAACGACGGGTTTGACGCTTTGAGTTACGCAATAGAACGGTTTATTCCGTATTTTGAATTCAAAGGGGGGAACGGATGATGGCAAATCTCAGCGCGGTTGTAAGGAAGCTGAACGATATGGGTTATTCCGTATCGACAGATTGGCACGAAAAATATGTTAAACTTTGGGAAAAATGGTACAAGGGGTACGACGAGGATTTCCACAAATCCGTACAGGTAGGTCCAGACAACAGCCAGAATGAAATTGATATTGCGTCAATGAAGATGGCAAAGACTGTTTGCGAGGATTGGGCTTCGTTGCTTTTGTCTGAAAAGACGGCGATTGTAATTGATGACCCGCAAAGCGACGAGTTTATCCAAGGCAAGAAAGACGACCAGATGCAGGGCGGCGTTTTCGGGGAAACCAACTTCTGGGTTCACGCAAACGAGCTGGTAGAACGGACTTTTGCTTTGGGGCTTGGAGCTTTTGTTCCTCGTATTTCGGCGGCAGATTATGAGCCAGAAATAATAAGGGACGAGGAAACGGGAGAGAGCATCAAAACAGGTGCAGGACGGCTGACAGGCGGCAAAATAGCCATAGACTTTATAACGGCAGAGAGCATAATTCCGCTTGTGTGGGAGAACAGGGAAATCAAAGAGTGCGCTTTTGTGACAGAGCAACGGACTAAAGACGGCGATGTTGTGATTGTGCAGATTCACAAGCCGGGAAGCGTGACGTTCCATTGGTACAAGGAAACATCGGAAGGGCTCGAGCTTATACAGATACCCAGCGATTACGTTGCGGAAGTGCAGTTCGAGGAAGAAGGGCTTTTCCTGCCGGTATTTATACGTCCACAGTTGAGCAACCACCTTGACCCGCATAGTCCGTTCGGAATTTCGGTGTATTCGCAAGCGATTGACATTTTGAAGGGGTGCGACTTAGCTTACGACAACTTTATTTCGGATATAGAGCTGGGGCGCAAGATGGTTTTCATGCGAGAAGAACTGTTTGGCGTGGATGCAGAAGGGAAGAAGATAGCTCCACAGAAAACACGCCGGCGGTTATTCCAGAGCGTGGGTGAAGGTATACCGGGCGCAGACGAAACGCCTTTTATTCACGAATACAACCCCAACCTCAGAACGGAAGAAAACGAGCGGGCGGTTCAAGCGCAGTTGAATTACCTTTCGTTCAAGACGGGGCTTGGCATGAGATACTACACTTTTAATCAAGGGAGTGTGCAGACTGCGACACAGATTGTTTCCGAAAACAGCCCGCTTTATAGGAACAGGCAGAAGCATTGTGTTAGAATTGAAAAAGCGCTTATTGATGTAACGAGGAACATTCTGTATTTGGGCAAACAGCTTGGAGCGCCGGTTAACCCGCAGACCAGCATAACTGTGATATTTGACGATAGTATTATTACAGACAAAGAAGCAGAGCGGATGCGGTTTTTGAGGGAGATTCAAGACGGTGTGCGGCAGAAATGGGAGTATCGCAAGGAGTTCTTCGGAGAAAGCGAAGAAGAAGCTAAAGCGATGTGTCCCGAACCTGCGCCTATTACGGACAGGTTTAGTTTCGGGCAAAAAGACAAGGAAGGGCTCGAGGTTGAGTAATGCTTGGTCCAGAGTATTTGCAGAGAACGCTTCCAGAGGAAGTTGCTAAAGTGTACTATGAAATCGAAAAGGATATGCTCCGCGATATAGCACGACGCTTAAAGGGTGCAAATTATCTCACTCCGACAGCGATGTGGGAAATTGAAAAAGCGCGGGACATGAATATCCTGTACGACGATTTGGTCAACACTATAGCAAGATACGCCAACATGAGCGAGGAAGCAGTTGAACGGGCGCTTTGGGATGCTGGTATTCGGAGCGTGGAGTACGACAACGAAATTTACAAACGGGCAAAGGAGCTTGGACAAATACCGGGAACGCCGCTTCCGCTCGAACAAGCGCCCTATCTGCAAATGACTTTAGAAGCAGGAATCGAAAACGCCAAAGAACTTATGCGGCTAACGAATACCCGTGCGGTACAAGGGGCTCGGATGACATTCAGCGAGATAGTTGACAAGGCATATTTGGGCATTCAGACAGGCGCTATGACATTCGACCAAGCGATGCGGGAAGCAATAAGCGAACTGGCTCAACGAGGGATAAAAGTTGTAAATTATGCTTCGGGGCGGTCGTTTTCGATGGAAGCGGCGGTCCGGATGAACATAATTACAACGGCCAACCAGACAGTGGCAAAAATAGCAGAGCGACAGTTTGAAATGATGGGTGCAAGTCTTGTAGAAACAACAAGCCACGCAGGGGCAAGACCTTCCCACGCTGAATGGCAGGGCAAAGTTTTTTGGTGGAAGCGGTACGTTAAAGGGTACGAAGAATTCGAGAGCTCAACAGGATATGGAACGCCCGGCGGGTTATGCGGCGTGAATTGTTACCACAGTTTTTACCCGTATTTTAAGGGGATTTCTTCACAATCGTTTGAGCGTGACCCAGCGCGGAAGCATCTGGGCATAGACAACGACGAATATTACGAGCTTACACAGGAACAAAGACGCCTTGAGCGGAACGTTCGAGTAGCAAAAAAGGAACAAGTAATTGCCGAAGAAATAGGGGACGATGAAGCGATTCACAGAGCAAGGGCAAAAGTGCGGAACGCTCAAGCACAAGTTCGGAAATTTATATCTGAACATCCTGTACTTGAACGAGATTATATCCGCGAATCAATAGGACGATAAAAGGAGGGTTGTAAATGTACTATTTAAGTCCGATAGCGGCTTGCCGTAAGTGCGCTCACAATCCACGAATTGAACGTCCAGAACGGGGAGAGCCCGAACAGTGGATTTGTGACGCTTATGCAGACAAGATACCGGGACGGATAAGGGCAGGGTATGACAACTGCGGATTCTACAAAAAAAAGGAGGAAAACAAATGAAAATTAAGCGTGACGTAATACAGCGACGGCAAGCGGTGGAAAAGAGGTTGGCGAATTTAGCGGCGGCAAAAATGCCGAAAATTGAACAGGAGCA